CAATGGCTATATCAGTAACCTGCGTGTGATTGGCAAGCGTGCGGCGTACACCACAACGTTTACGCCGTCAACAACTCCCCTAGTAGCCACGTCGGACACAACCCTGCTTACCAATAACCAAAACGGGTTTACGGACATGAGCGGAGCGAACTGGACGCTCACCAGAACGGGCAGCGTTCAGATCTCCAAGTTCTCCCCGTTTACGCTCTACCAAACCACGCCTGCAAGTTACAGCGGGTACTTTGATGGTACGGGGGATTATTTGACTTTCCCTCAAACAGCACTACAATTTGGCACCAGTGATTTTACGGTCGAGGCGTGGGTTTATTTCTCAGCGATAGCTACAGACCAATATGTTTTTAACTATGCTTCATCGGGACCTACACACGTTGGAATAAATTACTACAGTGGTGCTTGGAGAATTGGTGGTTTTAATAGTTATCTAGTTACCGGAGGAACCGCTTCAGCGGGTCAATGGTACCATGTCGCTATGGTTAGGTCTGCTAATAATCTGCGTGCATATATAAACGGTACGCAAATTGGCAGCACGGTGTCAGTGTCTGGAGTTACATTTAGTGCATCAGGGGTTGGCTATATTGGTGCGTACTATTTATCAGGATCAAACTTAAACGGGTCAGTTTCTAATTTACGAATTACTAACACCGCAGTTTACACGGGGAACTTTACCCCCAGCACAACGCCGTTAACCGCAGTCTCAGGCACCCAGCTACTCACCTGCCAGTCAACCACGTTCATTGACAACAGCACCAACGCGTTCACCATAACGGCGAACGGAAACGCAACGCCCGAGCGAGCAAACCCATTTACAGATACTGTAACCGGCCCGACTGTGTACTTTGGAACCACGTACGGCGGGTCTGCGTATTTTGACGGCACGGGTGATTATTTGACTGCACCTGCCAGCAATTCAACTATCTGGCCCGGATCTGGAAGTTTTACTATTGAGTATTGGCTTTATCTCCCCGCCAACCCTAGCACTGGGTACTATACGCATTTTTCTTATGGCACATCAGGTTCCGTGTTGCGTGTTTTTAATACGGCAGCAACTTCAAGAATTGAAGTGTTCTCGGGCGCATCCGTAATACTGAACCCTGCGTGGCCAACTGCTGGGCAGTGGAATCATTTTGCATTGGTAAGAAACGGAACGACGTTAACGCTGTACATCAACGGTGCGGTAGCGCAGTCAGTAACAAACTCGACTAATTTTTCTACGGGCACTTTGACTGTTGGTGGCGAAAGCGCAAGCAACCCGTTGTTGGGTTACATTTCCAACTTCCGTATCGTCAAAGGCACCGCCGTTTACACCGGCCCATTCGTTCCGCCAGCCGCCCCCGTAACCGCAGTCACCAACACCCAGTTGCTGCTCAACGGAACCAACGCAGGCATCTTTGACAACACAGCGTTTGCCGACCTGGAAACGGTAGGCAACACACAGATCAGCACCAGCGTCGTTAAATACGGTACGGGGTCAATTTACTTTGATGGTGCAGGCGATTGGCTTATTGTCAACTCACCTAACGGCGCTAACGATTACGCTTTTGGCTCCGGCGACTTTACTCTTGAGATGTGGATTTATCCAACGGACATTACAAGCGTAATGCTCTATGACTCTCGCCCCAATTCATCGGTTGGTGTATACCCAACGCTTTATATTAACTCTAGTAGCTTCATAACCTACTACACAAACGGCTCTGACCGCATCTCTGGCGCGTCAGCAGTGATCAACACTTGGCAGCACATCGCACTTGTTCGTGCAAGCGGGGCCACCAAGCTGTACATTAACGGAACTCAGTCCGGCTCTACTTATACCGACGCAAACACATACCTTAACGGGGCTTCTCGTCCAATTATTGGGGTGGATGGCGGTAATACATCAATTCAAAATTACGCTGGGTATATTGATGACCTGCGTATCACCAAAGGTGTGGCCCGATACACCGCCAACTTCACCCCGCCAACAGCGGCGTTCCCCAACTTCTGAGGTAGACCATGCTAGTAGCTGAAGTTATTGACGGAGTTGTGACCAAGGTGGCTGATTGCCGGGAGCTGTGCGAGTGGTATCCCCCAACGGACGAGCAGCTGCGTGACCGCAACCTAGTTCGCGTAAACCTGTTCCGAGAGTATGATAGCGAGACGCAGCGCCTTGTGCCCTGCGATCCCGTGCTGGAGGGTGACTGGGTGTACATGGTCGCCGTGGAGGACATTGAATGACAAACGCAGCAAACCTGGCGACTACAGGAGCTTTGATCAACAGTTCCGGCCAGGTTCCTTTGGCGACCGGGGTAAGTGGCAACCTGCCGGTAACTAACCTGAACAGCGGGACCAGCGCGTCGGTGTCCACATTTTGGCGCGGAGATGGCACCTGGGCTGCGGGTGTTTCTGGGCCTACTGGCCCGACCGGACCGACCGGCCCTTCTACGGCAATTAACGCAACAGCTAGTACCGGGGCCACCGTCCAGTATGTGGTTGGCGTAGCTGCTTCCGGGTCCAATCAAACGCCTATTGTCTCGACCACATCAGCGGTAACTTTTACCCCCAGTACCGGAGCGCTGACGGCAGTTTCCCATGTATCCAGCTCCGATGAGCGGTTGAAAACCAACTGGCGTGATCTGCCTCCTGACTTCTTGGCGCTGTTGGCTCAGGTCAAGCACGGTATTTTTGACCGTATTGATAGTGGAAATACGCAGGTTGGTGTTAGCGCACAGTCCTTGCAGTCCGTGCTAGCGCAGTCGGTTGTTCCTGGAGACAAGGGTTATCTGACGGTAGACTACGGCCCAGCAGCGTTGGTCGCTTGTATTCAGCTGGCCCAGCGTGTTCTTGACCTTGAGAAAAAACTGGAAGAACGTAATTGAGTCATCTCCCAATCTGGTATATGGGCTCCGTGCCCGAGGACATCTGCGACAAGGCGGTGGAGGACTTTTCCTCCTTGCCGAGCAAAGACGCCACCATGGGGGCTGACGGCGAGACTCGGGACAACGTCCACCGCAATACTACCGTTCGGTTTGCTGGCCCCAACCATTGGTTTGATAACTATCTAGTCCAGACAGCTTTTGCCGGAAACAAGACCTGCGGCTGGGAATTCCACGTCACGGACAACGAGAACATCCAGTTTGCCGAGTATGGGCCGGAGCAGCACTACAACTGGCACGTAGACGTTTTTCCCCTATCTGGTCTGCCCTTGGACAGAAAAATGACGGTGGTCTGTTTGCTGAACGATCCCGCCGAATTCACTGGCGGAGAGTTCCAGATTCGGCTATATTCCGAGTACACCGCTCCGCTGGTCAAGGGGTCAGTGATTGCGTTTCCATCGTTTTTGGAGCATCGTGTGGTGCCGGTTACGTCAGGAGTGCGTAAGTCGGCAACAATGTGGCTGCGAGGCCCCCGTTTTCGATAAGGACACAACATGTCTACTTACTCTCCTGATCTACGGATCGAGCTGATTGCCAACGGCGCTGAACCGGGAACCTGGGGCACAACGACCAACAACACGTTGTCGTATGTTATTGATTCCGCCATTACGGGATTTCAGACCGTAGCAGTGGCATCAGCCAACCAAGCGCTCACCTACGTCAACGGGTCCACGGCAACGGCGTCAGCTAACCAGGCAATCTACGCCTCACTGGCTTTTACGACCGGACTTGGAACCTCGTTTAGCGTCTATGCCCCGCCAAACCCCAAGCAGTACGTCATCTGGAACAACAGCTCCCAGAGCATGACAATTTATAACAGCTCGGTCATTGGCAACACCACCCCGGCAGGTACAGGCGTCACGATCCCGGCGGGCAAAAAGTACTACGTGTTCAGCAACGGCACGAACTTCTACACACTTGAAACATCCGTTAGTTTTACGGGTGTTGTCTATAGCAACGGCTCTGCACTTTCTGCGGCTTCTGGTTCAGAGATGGTGACCGCAATTGGGTCTTCTGTAGTAACCAACGCGGCCAACGTGACGACCACCAACTTTACGATTACCGAGTCTGGTGGTAACCTGTTATTCAAATACGGGGCAACAACGATTGCCTCAATTACTTCTGCTGGCGTGTTTACCACGTTGAGCGATCAAATTGCCGGTGGCACACCGTAATCAAGGAGCAACGACATGCCTATTACCGTAAGCGGAACGTCAATTACGTTCAACGATGCAACCGTCCAGACCACTGCTTCAGTGGGCGGGTTCGGCGGAGCTACGACCAACGCCGTCAGCTCCAGCGCAATTACGCTGACCAACACCTCTTCGCAGTATCAAGTTGCGCAGATTAGCAGTTTTACCAACAGCTATGTCACGTTGCCCAACGCGACCACGATGTCCTCTGCTGGTTCTGATCCGTTTGTAATTGAGAACAGATCACCGTATGGCGCCAACCTAGAACTGCGAAACTCAGCAGGTACGGTCGTTGGCTATATTCCTATTGGACAGATTGGGACCGTTCAACTTGTGGACAAATCAACATCTGCGGGTCGTTGGAATGTTGAACTTGTAAACCCCCAAGTATTTTTTAATTACGACTCTTCAAGTATTACTAACACAACATCATCGCCAGTTTCAACCGGTAGTTACGGAATTGTTGGTTTATCTTCAACATCTTTTGTGCGATGGTGGGTAGTCTATTCAGGACTCAACACAACTAACACAAGTCTTATTCTTTATACGCAAGCAGCAACTATTTCTGGTAGCACAATTACTTTTGGGTCAACGCAAAGCTCCACAGCTATTAGTGGCCTTAGCAGTGCAGGTGGAGCCGTAGTTGAGCAAAACTGTAGCGTTATTCGTTTGAGTAATACTTCGTTTGCTGCGTTGGTTGGTTTTGCTACATACGATAACTTCTGTGTCATAGCATACGCTGCTGGACAAAGGATATTGACTTGTACGGTTTCTGGCACAACCGTGACTTTTGGTACACCTAGTGCAGCAAGTCTGCCATCGATAACAAATTACACACCTGTCGGGAATAGTCAAGTAGCCGCTTCTGTTGCAAGAAATGGCACTATTTGTCGGCTGTCAGACACATCGTTTGCTTTGTTTTATAACGATGGAGTGACGCCTTCATACACTTGGCCTTATAACTATTCCGGTTCAATGTCTTGTCAGATTGTGACCGTTAGCGGGACAACGCAAACTATTGGCACAAAAGTTACCTTGGGAACTAGCACTTATTCACAGGTATTGTCTGCGGTTGGGCTGTCATCAACTGCGGTGTTTTTGTGTTATGGGCAAGCAACGTCAACCGGCGGTAGTTCGGGTCGTAGCAAAATTGCTGTAGCTTCTGTGTCAGGAACAGTGCCCACTTTTGGTTCGCCTGTATCTTGCGAAGCGGCGGATGTGCTTTGTTTTAATGCAGCTACTGCTACACCTTTCGTAGTAGACTTTGCCGTTGCCCCATCTGCAACACAAGTTGTGTTTAATACAGGCTACAGCGTAGGTGAGGCCACGGTATCAGGAACCACACCGACGTTTGATGTGTTTGCATATACCGCAAGACTTACTCCGTTATTTTTAAGCACTTCTTCCAAGGCATATACAGGATCAAGTACCAAAGCATATTTGTCTATTGGGACTGGTGGTTTTGTTACCAACACCAACGGTGTAAACGTATTACAAACTAATCTGGCAGTGACTAATGCAATTCCTTGGTCGCCATTGGGGGCGCAACCTACTACATCGTTTGTTGCGTATAGCACAGCTGCGTCAGGGAATGCCTCATCAAATACGGTAATTCTTGGAACAACAACCTGATTGGGTAAAACATGAAATACGCACAAGTTGATATTCGCCAACCTGCTGAATATATTTCTGGTTGGGTAGGCAATCAGCCCGTTTACACCAAGATTGAAAACGGGTCTTGTATTGTTGATGTGCAAGCCGTGACGTACCCGGTCGGCGAGCCGTTGTTCTGGGTTGAGTGCGCTGACGATGTTCAGCCGTGGACGTGGTATTACGATGCCGTGTCCCAGACCTGCATTGTGCTGCCGCCCCCTGCACCCAAGACCGCAGCAACTGATCAGCCCGTAGTTGACGGCGCTCAAACGCTGTGACCATTCAGGTAGCCCCCAAGCACTCCGTCAACTATGACGGGGCGCGGTTAAATATCTACCACGCCAACAAGGGCGAGGGGTTACCACGTCACGACCATTCCTACGCGCATCTAACCATGTGCAGTGCCGGTAGCTGCGTGGTTCGCAAGGAAGGCCGGGAAGTTGTTGTTACCAAAGACACACAACCAATTAACCTGGTAGGCGGTGAGTGGCACGAGATCGAGGCGTTGGAAGACGGAACAGTTTTTGTAAACGTGTTTGCTGAAGGAAAGCAAGCCTGATGTGGATCCTGTCACTGCGTTCACGATGGTCTCTGGCGCTATCTCTGGTGTCAGAAAGTTGTGTGCGCTGGTCAAGGAAGCTCAAGCAGCTGGCAAAGAAGTAGC